ATTGATCTTTCTAACCGACAAAACACCTCAATCGGGCACGATCCTTTTGAATCAGACTAAACATGCCTGAATCAGACCAGATCGCTTTAGATCAGGCTCAATCGACAATAGGAGGTGTGCCAACTCCTCGAATTCACTCCAAACTCAATGATTTGCCGTCTAAAGGGCAGGAGATGATCGACTTTGCAGCTGAAGTCGGTATCCCACTTATGGAATGGCAGAAGTTTGTTGCAATTCATGGCCACAAGATTAAGCCAGATGGTAGATGGCATCATTCTGAGAATGGGCTTGTCATAGCCAGGCAGAATGGCAAGTCCACATTCATGATGCTTAGGATGCTGACGGGTGCTTATGTCTGGGGCGAAGGCTTACAGCTTGCATCTGCTCACAGACTTACAACATCTTTGGAAACCTTTAGACAGATAATTGCTTTGATCGAGGAGAATGACAAACTTGCATCCGAGGTCAAGAAGATTCGTTGGCAACATGGTGCAGAAGAATTGGAACTTAAAGGCAATCGCCGAATTGTAATTAAGGCAAGCAACAATGCGTCTAGAGGAATTTCAAAACCCGAAACGATACATATGGATGAATTACGCGAATACAAAGACCAAGATGCCTGGTCATCGATGAGATACACCATGATAAGTGCAAAGAATCCTCAGACATGGATTTATTCAAATGCTGGAGATCAGCATTCAATTGTTTTAAACTCTTTACGTAGTAGAGCCTTAGCAGCTGCTGGAGGTGCAAATGATGATATTGGTTGGTTTGAATGGAGCGCAGAACCTAACGCTCCTATCACCCTTCCGTCAGGTGAGCCGAACTGGGAAGCGTTCGCTCAAGCCAATCCATCATTAGGAATTACAATTCACCAGGATAATTTGCGATCGGTAATAAATGATCCGCCGGACATTGTTCGGACAGAAGTATTTTGTCAGTGGGTAGATACGATCAATTCAGTTGTAGATGCACAGAAATGGCAATCATGTGCAATTGACCCAATTCCATTAGATCCAGAGAAAACAATGTGGATGGGATTGGATTTAAGTCCAGATCGTAAGTTTGGAGCATTAGTCGCTGCTCAAAGAATGCCAGGAGAAAGATTCTATGTTCAACTGCTCCACACCTGGGCAAATGACTTCTCATTAAACGATTTAGCAATTGCCAACGATGTTGCTCCTTATTATCGCAAATACCAGGTGGAAACGATTGCCTACAGCAAAAGGACAGCTGCTGCAGTTGCCAGTCGATTACAACAGGCAGGAATTCCCACGACTGACATGGATGGAGCGATTTACAGCGAATCCTGTGATAGATGGCTTGGAGCGATTAACAGCCATCGTTTACAGCATGGAGATCAAGAAGAATTAACTCAACAGGTTTTATCAGCTGCAAGATTACCTTTTGGCGATGGTGCTTGGATTATCGGTAGAAGGGCATCAAGGGTTGCAGTTTGTGCAGCTGTTGCAACTGCTTTAGTTTCATACTTTGCGACACAGGTCGAAACGGAGATTGACATACAAATCGGATAATTCAGACATAAGGTATAATATACGCCAATGGGACTATTCGATCGTTTTGTTAAAACCACTGCTCCAGCAATTACAATGGATGTTGCAGCAGCCAATACACCTTACAATTTACAGCAAGCCTTTGGCGGATTATTTCTAGGCGCACAAAGTGCAAGTCGCGAACAAGCGATGAGCGTTCCATCATTAGCGAGAGCAAGAAACATTATCTGCTCAACAATTGGTTCGCTACCTTTAGAAACTTACAATCACTTCACAAAAGAGCATTTAGATCCAAATAGAGTAATTATGCAACCAGATCCTAGAATTGCTGGATCTGCAATATATGCCTGGATCGCCGAAGATTTATTATTTAAAGGCGTGGCTTATGGTCAGGTTTTAGATTCTTATTCTTCTTCAGATGGTTCTCGAATTCGTGCCTGGACAAGAGTTTCTCCAGATCGTATTACTTACAATACAAACGCAGCACAAACCGAAATTACTGAGTATTTAATCGATGGCATGCACATACCAGCATCAGGTATCGGTTCAATCATTGTTTTCTCAGGACTTGATGAAGGTGTGCTAAATCGAGCAGGTCGCACAATCCGAGCAGCACAAGAATTAGAAAAAGCAGCTGAGTTATATGCCAAAGAGCCAGTTCCAACAATGGTGCTTAAATCAAATGGCACGAACTTAACTCCAGAGCGAATTACAAAACTTTTAGAATCTTGGAAGGTTGCTAGAAACACAAGAGCAACTGCATTCTTAAATGCTGATGTTGAATTAACTGCACTTGGCTTTGATCCACAAAAATTGCAATTAAATGAAGCACGTCAATACTTAGCAACAGAGATTGCAAGAGCAGTTGGCATTCCGGCATCTTTTGTGTCTGCTGAAACTACTAGCATGACATACAGCACGACTGTAATGGAGCGTAAAGCCCTTATTGATTTCAGTTTAAGAAATATCATAACTCCGATTGAACAAAGATTATCTGCTGCGGATTTTGTGCCAAATGGAGTTGAAGTTCGCTTTGACATTGATGATTTCTTAAGAGGCTCAGCATTAGAGCGTGCACAAGTTTACGAAATCCTAAACCGAATCGGTGCGATGAGCATCGAACAAATACAAGAAGAAGAGGACTTAATCCGATGAAGATTAGTTTCCCAATTACCCTAACCGCAGCTGATAGCAACAAGCGCACAATCTCAGGAAAGATCGTTGCCTGGGATGAGGCTGGCAACACATCTGCTGGAAAGACAATTTTTAGCAAAGACAGCATTGATTTTTCAAAGCCAGTTAAATTATTACTAGAGCACGATCACACACGCCCAATTGGCAAATTACAAGACATCACAGCTGACGATCAAGGCATTCAAGCAACTTTTAAACTTGCAAAAACTTTTGCAGCTGATGATGCTTTAGAAGAGGCAGCAACAGGACTTCGTGATGGTTTCTCAGTAGGTATCTTGGTTGATGCTTGGGATAACAAAAATGGAGCGATGGTCATTACAGCATCGACCTTAAAAGAAGTTTCTCTTGTTTCAGAGCCAGCAATAGATTCTGCCCGAGTTTCAGAGGTAGCAGCAAGCGAAACACCAGCAACACCAGAGAATTCCGAAGCAACCGCTGCGGAAGAACAACCACAGGAGGACACAGTGTCTGAGATTACTTCAGAAGCCCCTATCGCAACCGAAGCGGTAGAAGCGGCAAAATCTGAGCCAGTGGCAGTTAGTGCAGCAACACCAGTTGCTTACACAAAGCCACGCTCACCAATCAATAGCAAAGCAACATACCTAGAGCACTCAGTTCGTGCAGCACTAGGAAATGACGACAGCAAGATGTACGTTCGTGCAGCTGATGACACAACATCAAACAACGCAGGACTTGTTCCAACACGTCAATTGACAGAAATCATCAACCCACTTTCAAACGCAGATCGTCCAGCAGTGGACAGCGTTTCTCGTGGCGTTCTACCTGATGCAGGCATGTCATTCGAAATCCCTAAAATCACAGTTGTACCTGTGGTTCAAGAGGAAACTGAAGCCGATGCAATTATCGAAACAGGATTAACAAACTCATTCTTAACTGTAAACGTTAAGAAGTACGCTGGCGGACAAACATTCTCAGTTGAATTGTTAGATCGCTCATCACCAGCATTCTTTGACGAGTTAGTTAAGCAAATGGAATTCGCTTACATCAAAGCAACAGATGTTGCAGTTATCGCTGGCTTAGTTGCTGGTGGAACAGATGGCGGAAACCGCACACTAGATGCAGCAGGACTTCTTGATTTCGTATCAGATGGATCTGTTTCAATCTACAAGAACACACTTGGAACAGCAACAAACATTCTTGTTTCACCAGAGCAATTTGGTGCAATCATGAACCTTGCTGACAATGGTCGCCCAATTTACCAAAACCTAATTGGCAACCAAAATCAAGGTGGAAACCTAACTGGTCAATCACTTGGCGGAAACTTGCTTGGATTAAACCTACGAGTATCTCGCAACATGGCAGTTGGAGCACCAACAGCTGATGATTCACTTTGCTTAATCAATCCAGATTCATACACATGGTACGAGTCAGCACGTACACGCCTACAAACTAACGTAGCGTTGAACGGACAGATCGAAGTTTCTTACTATGGTTATGGTGCACTAGCAACAAAGGTAGGCGCAGGCGCATACCGATTCATGGTTGCATAGTCTGTAAGTAAATTAGTGCCTGGGGTTGCTCCCGATCTCAGGCATCTTTTAATGGGAGTTTAGAGAGGAAGATATGCCATCAATTATCACAGCCACCGAGTTGCGGTCAGTGCTTGGCGTATCTTCATCTCTTTATTCCGACAGTTATTTAAATGAAATAATTGATACCGCAGAAGGCGTGATCCTTCCAATGTTAGTTCAATGGAAATCTGAAGTTGTAGCACATAAATGCTCCTCAGATGTAGAAACAATTTACACAATGCGCCCGCACGATTTTTATGTTGGACAAATTGTGGATATAACTGGCGTTGG